CTGTGTCCCTTATCGATAGCAGGTATGCCGACTGTTGGTGTACCTTGTTGGGGCATGAAGCCATCAGAGCGACCGGCCATGGGTTTGGTGTCGCACGGAAGCTGGAGTTGGATTGCTGAGTTTTCAGCATTTTCCAAATCTTTATTGTTATACTGGAACAGTGGGCACAATACTGTGCTCGCTGTTTTTCTTTTTTAGAAGGAGTCGAAATGGCCCAGCATAGTAACAAAAGCCGCAAGAACAAGAAGGTCGTGGTCATCGAGAAGGTGCGGGACAAGTATGGTTCCGTTATCGCTTTGAAGAGGGGGTAGTTGTCCTCTTTGAGAGGTTTATGTTATACTGGGGGTGTTCACATAAAAACCATTCCAAAAAAGGAGAACACCATGAAAAACATCGACCCATACGAACTCAGGCACGCTACCTACAACGACAATCGCGTGAAAGACCAGAAAATCCTCTCCACCCTATGCCCAGAAGACACGCTCCTCCTTCAGCTAGGCGACAAGAAGGGCAAGACCGTAGGAATCGTCATCATCAACATTCCGGACGACCACCCCGACACTGCTCTTTATACGCTCTACCTTTCGCTGGAAGACATGGAATACAACGACGAATACTCACACGGCCACTACGACTTCTCCGAAGACGACGACTACGAAAAAGGCGCTCGAAGCCTCGTAACCGACTGCATGAACGACCTCGGACTGGAACAGTAAGAGAGGACGGACATCATGCACAGCTTATACAAGACCGCAGGTAAATGCACTCTGAACCGAAGCAAAGTCCGCTACCCCAACAAAAGGGAAGCCCAACTCGCATTGGCCGTCATCAAAGGACGAGGAAACCCGAAACACACTGAGAAACGCGCATACCATTGCCCCATATGCCACGGATGGCATCTGACCAGCGCCGAAACCGTTAATGATACAGTCCTTTCCGGGAGCGTGCTCCAACACACCAATCCAGACGCGTTCGACACAGGAATGAAAGCGTTCCTCTCTGGTTCCAAACGCGGCAAATATTCCGCAAGCAAAGCCAGCCTGACCCGACGTGTCCGACATTTGCTCCACTTGTTCGCGGCCAACGATATTCCGAATGACTCTTGGGACAATCCATGGTTGTGGGCAACTCTTAGATTCCAAATCATGTGGAGGGGCGGAGACCAGAAGGCCGAACAGCTTCTATCCACTTCGAAAAAAACGGTCAAAATGGCGGGCGACATGCTCACCGAAGACAAGGAGCCGTTCCTTCGCGTGGCTGAAACCCGGAAGGAAGCACAAAAATTACAGAATACACCACTACCGGCATGGTTGGCCGTCGCACTGATGGCCGACAAGGGAAAGGAGCAGAAAGTTTGAACGAAAACGAACTGAAAGAAAGGGCCGTCCACTCATTGCTCCAATCGAAGCTTGGTAAAGTCGCTCCGGCGGAAGCGTTTGTCATCGGATGGCGGAAAGGCTGGGACGAGGCTATCGACATGGCTTTGGAAATCGTTCGCAATGAACTCGATAAAGATGGCGAGAACGAATCGTGATTTGTTCCAAATACGCATGCATGTTGTGCGGAAGAGTCACCGACTTGGACACCGGTTACAAGTACATCATCTCCGTCGTCCAAACAGGCGGTCACGGTCGATGCTCATACGCTCGAACATTGGTCATCTGCCAGCATTGCATGCGCACGCATAAAACCGTCATGACCTTGCAACGCAAATCCTTGAATGAGGAAAACGTTCTTGAATTCCACAGGCCACCGAAAACCCGAAAAACGTCCACCAAGAAAACCAGCGAGAAGAAAGGCTGAACCGTTTTATGGACACCAGTGAAAAGCAGATTATCGGTGAGAACGCCAAATACGTTTCCGACACCATCCCGCAGGAGACCAAGGATGGGCTTCGCACTCATTTGAAGCCCGGATACGCCATGCCGGACGGCACCCATTATGCGACAGGCAAGGATTATACGGAGTTGATGCGCAATCTGCGCAATATCCGATACTGCGGTTGTCCGCTCTGCCATGACACGCAGTCTGGGCTGAAAACCATTCTCGCAACCAGTGGCATGACCGTCCGTGAGCTTGCCGAGGAAATCGCTTGCGACGAATACGATTCGTATTCTGTCTCTGAAATCCGCGACCTTGACCCGGAACAGTTGAAGCCGGTGGACGAGATTGTCGAGGATATCAACCGGTGGAGCCGCGACCAGCGTGCGTTCGAACACGCTTCCTTCGGCACCATTAGGCTTCTGTCCCTCTACTTGAACGTCAGCCTCGACCAGATGTATGACGAATTGGATTATCAGACGCTCATCTACACGCCATGGGAGGAGAACTCCCACATTCACGGCTATGTGACCGTCATCCGTTACAAGGACGGAAAGTATGAGGTGGATGTTCCGGAATGCCGATACCAGTGCGACGAAACGTATTGGAACGCGCGTCGCAAGATGGAAGAATCCACCACTCCCATCACGTTGGATGTTCTGCGTAGCGAACCGTGGAGCAAGGAGCATCGCACTCCCGTGGCATTGCCGGAACAGTATCGTGGCAAACAGTATCATCTGGGAGGTCATTCCAGCCTGTCGGCTTTGCTGGACAAGCTGGCCTCACATGATGTTCCGGTGGACGAAAGGGTTCTTATCGCCCTCGAACTGGAGGAACAATTCCCGTTGCGGTTGACTCCACTGTCCGAAAAGGACTGACATTTTTCGGGGAGGAGCCGATATCATCTTCTCCCCTCTTACTGTTAGAAAGGAAAACCTGATGGTTAGAAAAATGGTAAGCGTTCAAAAGATTGAGGGAGTGTACCCTATCGAGAACGCAGACCGTATCGAGAAGGCTCGCATTGGCGGATGGATTGTCGTAGTAGGCAAGGACATGGGATTAAAGCCCGGCGACCATGTGGCATATTTCGAAATCGACTCCATGCTGCCCGCCGACGACCCACGGTATGCGGAATTGCAGAAACGTGGGCAGCGTACCGTGCCAGTGTCCAACACGATTACCGGCGAAGGACGCGAAATCACCGGACATGTGTTGAAGACCGCAAGACTGCGAGGCGTATACAGTCAGGGTTTGGTCATGCCGCTCTCGGCTATTGGCGTGCCGGAGGATACTCCAGTCGGCACCGACGTCACCTTGCAGGCGAACGTGTGGAAATTCGAGGAACTACCGCCTTTGAAAGGCGGGGATATGGTTGGCGCTTTCAACGCGCCATGCTCCAAGTCCGACGCTACGCGAGTGCAGAATCTCACCGCATATTGGGATGAAATCAGACGGATTGCGTGGACTCCGACCGTGAAGGTGGACGGCACCAGCACCACAATCTACCGTGATATGGATGATACGGTTCACGTCTACTCTCGCAATTGGGAGTTGAAGCCGGAATGCACGAACATGCAGGTGGCGGTGAAAACCGGATTGGTTGACGCGTTGGAGAAAGGCATGGTCTGCCAGTTCGAGCTGTGCGGCCCAAGTGTCAACGGCAACAGGTTGAAGCTGGCGTCCTATCGTCCATTCGTGTTCGCCGTATGGCGTGACAATATGAAACTCGACCGTAGGGATTGGCCGAAAGCCATGCTTGACAACGCCGTCCCACTGTTAGACGAGACCGAGTGGAAGCCGACCGGCGATGTGATGGACATGATTGCCAAAGTGGATGGTCTGAGAGGCAACGTGACCCGCGACTTGTTGGACGAAGGAATCGTCTGGCATGCGAAAGCGGGCGAACGGTTGAGCGACGACCTGTACAACGAGCTTGGCAGCAACCGTTGCTTTAAAATCATCAACAACAAGTATCTGACCAAGCATGGTCTTTGATGTCGAATAGGGGTCTGGGCTTACTTTTGTGTGCAGACCCCTGTTTCGTCTTTCATATCATTCATGTCTTGTTATACTGGGGATGTTTACAAACGCCGGATGAAACAAAGAAGTGGCGAATTGAATATCTCCAACATGTCGGAAGAGACGATAGAAGAAAACCTGCCAGACCTGTCCCCGCATTTGGAGGACGGGTTCAGTCTCAGACAGCTTGAAATACTCCACGACTACGCGGTGGAAGCTTTCAAGGCTGGAATCGAATACGCCAACAATACTCGAAAAGGAGCTATAGATTGACCGATAGGAAACCGTGGGTCATTTCCGTTCCACCCGTCAAATGCCCTGACGACATGACCGGCATCCCTAACTATTACATTCAAATATGGGAAAAGTACGTCGGCAAGGTCAAGCCGGAAGGTGGAGACCGTGAGGATTGGATTGAAACCTGTTCCCGACTCTACTGGGGCGTCCGCAATCTAGGTGAGGACGCCATAGTCCGAGTGCATGGGAAAACCGACCTCGACTCGAAGAGGCTAATCGGATTACCGCACTTCGGACAAGTGTTGGACATGCCGCCAATCGACCAGTATGCAGACCCATCTCATGCCGACCGTTACGCCATCAATCCCAACGTGCGCATGCTCATGCATCGGAAGACGAAACTCAGTTCCATCTACGAGGATGACATCAAACATGCGTTCGCTTCTCTTATTAGGGACGGTGTCTCGTCGTTCTTCATCAAACTCATGAACCAAGCCAAACTGCTACCGAATTTGAAAATCTCCGGAACTAATCTTGACGAGCTTGAACAGCAGGTGCAGGAGTGGGGAGGTTGGGCGTTTGTTCATGCGGATGATGACCCGAATGCTCTGCTTATTCAGGAGAATGTCGATATCCAATATGAGTATCGCATGTTCATGGTTGGCGACCAGCCTGTCTGCGGCGCTGGCAATATCGGGTTGAAAACCCCTATCGACAACATGCATACGAGATTCGACCCTCAAATGCAGAAGCATCGTGACGACACCACCGTTAAGAATGTTGAACTCAGACCGGAATTGGCAGAACGATACCGTGAGTTCGCCACGCGAGCCGGACGCATGTTCGCCCACTGCGGTTACGGCGCGTACACGCTCGACCTGTGTCTTATCAACGGTGAAGTGTCAATCGTGGAATTGAACGGTTTAATGAATTCCGGACTGTTCGCATTGAACATGAACGATTTGACGAGCGCGTTGCGAGTCAATTGGAAACAGTGCCTTCCCCCGGTTCTACTCGAAACGGCTATCTAAAAAGGGAGGAATAATATTGGAAAACGGAGAAAAAGAATGCCCCTCATGTGCCAGACGCGAGGTGTCGTTATCGGATTATCCAGATTGGAGTCAATGCAACAGTTCAGCACTCCGCGATTGCGTCAATCGGCTCAACAATTACGATGCTGGAATCGTATTCGGAATGCATTTCGGAGACCCGGACTTCGTACTGGAAGGCGACCCTAATCCAGCAAAAGAGAACATTCTGTTCTTCAAAGCGGATAAAAAGTACGTTTATCTGGAAGTCCTCACCATGGGAGACGAGAACACTCCGAAAGAGCATATTCCAATAGTCCGAATGTGCAAACCTTGCATGGCTTTTATGGGGGAATATTTTTGGAGCAAATATCTTCCGAAAGAGTTTTGGGAAGGATACGAGCAAGCGGTGTTACACACTCTGAAAAGGCTGGTGGACGACCCGAAGGTCGAATCGGACGCCGACTTGCTTGAGTATGCGAGAGAAATCGTCCACGTTGACATGCTCATCGACTGGTGAGACGATTAATTTGTTTCTATTCTAGAGGGCGCGGCTTAATGCTTTTAACCGTGCCCTCTAGCTTTTTTTAGATTCAGTCAGCTAATTGATGTGCTCTTTGATAGCTAATACCCATGGTTTTCCCTATATCCCGAAACGTAAAACCCATCCCATGCAAAATTCTGACGGCCTCTCGTTGCTTTATTCTTGTTTTGTTTTCCAAGGCTTCGGTCTTTTTACGTAATTGGATAGCGTCTGATACGGTCTGAGGTAACTGCATTTTTACGGTAATCTCAGGGTTTTGTTCTCCTGTCATAATCGTTATAAGGTCTTTAGCCATATCGTCAACTTCTTTAAGGTTTTTGGCTTGTGTGACTCTATTGATAGAGGGAACTTTAATAAACCAGTAACCCTCGTCCGGTTTGATTTCAACATCGTAAATCATTTCCACCAGTCCTTTCCTAGTTCTCCTGAACATTCTTTCCGGATTTCGTTTGTAGTTGTTTCGGTTAATTCGGTATGGCGTGGTATCGGTATCATCGCTCCACCCAAAATCCAAATCTCGTGCCTTCCTCCTTTTCGATTTGCCTTAACGAAAGATACCTTTTGGCTTCTACTCTGATTTGTTTTATGAAGACTAGACAAAAACTCTTTACGTGTTATATTGGAATCGTTTACATAGAGAGGAACATATTTTGCAAACCCAATCAGAAGACACCGGAGAACTCACCACTGTTATCAACCCAGCTTCCATCGTTCGTATGGCTTCCAGCCGTCCAGACAATAGGGAGACCACCATGTATGGCAAGCACGGCAAACATAATAGCAAACCGGTTAAAGTCAGAAAGACACGCGTCAAACCCGACAGGCCAAAACGTCCCGCGGAACAAATCATGCCGTTCGTCATGCTCGCAATCAGCATCGTATATGCGGCTGGGATGGTGCCGCTTCTCTGGTTTATGCCGGTTTCGGAACCGGAGGATATGATTGTCCGTCCTATTCTGACTGGCTTGATTGGTGTGACGGCGGTTTCCGCCGACGTTCCGGCTTGGGTGTATTTCTCCCGTTGGCGTCGAGATTCACAGAAAAGCTAAATCTGAAACATTTCCTTGTTATACTGGAATCAACCACATTTAAGTAAAAGCAAGGAAACACATGCCTAGAACCACGCTAGCCGATGTCGCATCCGATTACGTGCGCAAACACCAGCACGAGCGACAATGCCGACAACTCGACTCCAACAGCCGGGTCACGCTCACCGTAATCCAAAACCAGTGGGCGAAACTTGCAGGACAGGAACCCATGACCATTTTCGACGCGCCGGAAGTAGTAATCAGGAGCATCGAAACCACACAACGCGGCCACGAACTGTTCGACCGTACAAAAGAAACAAACGGGGTCGTCTACTACGGTCTGAAAAACTGAAAGGAAACATAATGTCGGAACTCGCAGAGGACACCAGAAGGGTAACGCTTCTACTGGGAGACAATCCGGAAGGGAAAACTCAATGGCATACATGCTTGGACTTGTCCCACAACGAGTATGCCATCCAAAAACTGCGTGAAACCGGAAGGCTGAAAGCGGGGAAGGCCACTTCGCTGACCGTCGGACAGTTGCAGAACCTTCTCACCAAGGCACAGAAGGACGCTCACGGGTTTCAAGACACTCCCACCGGCAAATGCTTGCGAGGTAGTGAGCCTGAACGGAAACTACAGGCATACAAGTTCGCTGAAAACCTCAACCGTGCCCTCTGCGAAGGCTCTCCCGTGTATTGTTCGGAGTCCGAACCGAGACTGGACTTATCTTTCCCGAGTTTCAAGGACTGACCATAATTGGGAAGGCATTCAAACAGACAAGCCCGACCGACGACGATAGGCGAGACGCCTTCTTTCGATAGTCTTATCGCCGCCGGAGTAAGGGATGGCAAGGAATGGGCGAGACAGCGTGTGCAGAAAAGGATAGCCGCCGTGCTGTCCGTTCTTGTCGCCCTGTCCTTGTGTTGTGGTGGCGGATACTATTGGTGGGATACCCAAGGCAAGGCGAAGCGTGCCCATGCCGAAGCTGAGGACGCCTGTTTCCAACAAGTCAGCAGGATGACGGAATCGTATAATAAGTCGCTCCGGCTGTATGCTCAGGTGTCTTCCAAGTTCAACGAGTTGGACGAATCATATGATTTGGACATGTTGGCTGCTTTGCAAGGCAAGAAGCCGAAGGAGTATGAGAATCTGCATTGCTCCACGGATTTGGATGGCGACAAGCGGAGGGCTGGGTCTTTGAAGCGTTCGTACGATGAGCTTTCCAAGGCGTATCGCAAGGCTCTTGTCCCCGTTAGAAAATAGTATGCTATACTGGAAACGTTCACATACAGCCTATCGTTTAGGAGAAAAACTTGCGCAACGATAACGTCAACCACCCCAGCCACTACACGTCAGGCCCCTTCGAATGCATCGAACTGACCGCACGATACCCGTTCCTAGGTGGAAATGCTATCAAATACGTGTACCGCTGGCAGGGCAAGAACGGTCTGGAAGACTTGAAGAAAGCCCTTTGGTATCTGAACCGTGCGAAGGAGGAAAGCCCCTACGAGCCTCTTGGACTCTATCCTCTCGACTCGTTTGTTCCACCTTACTGTGACTTCCACACAGATGATGAAGCAGTACGTATGCTGAGGAAGCTCGCCCGACTCAACTGGCAGAATATGCGAGGATTCTGGAAGGGTATGGCCGAACTCGCTTGCGACCACAAGTCCGGTTATACCCGCGCCAAGAAGACTTTGGAGCGTCGAATCCGACTGTTGGAGTCCATGCTGACCGACGAAGAGCAAACTATTCTGTCCGCTGTCTGGCAGGACAAGGAGCTGACCGAATCGCAGAATCGAATCGCCTACCGTCTGCAAGCCCGTGGTCTTGCGAAACTGGACAAGTCCGATGGCGTGTGGAATCCGACCGGAAAGGAGCGCTGACATGAAGGAGGAGAACGAAACGTTCCTTGAGCGAGTGCCCTATGCTATGTTCCGGTATGGTCTAGGTCTGTACTTGCTGTCCGGAATGGTGTCCCTGTTGGGGCTTGTCGGCTCTTTTCTGCTGAAACGATTTTCTTGGTATTGGGGTTTGCCTTTCGTCGTATGCGGCATACTGTTTCTAGTCGTGTTTCCACTGGCGTTGTTTCTCCTGTCGTTGACGTCCTCCCCTCGGCTGAAGCCGGGGGATTCCTCCTATCCTGACGATGGGAGAGGTTCTGGTCTCTAAGAGACTGCCACGGATTCGCGTGTAGCGTTTCCGTTGGTCTTACGTCCCTGTTCGACCGGGGTGCCGTCCGCGCCCCACAGGTTTTCCGACGTGACGGCGAGCGTGTCCAATCCCCGTTTGAGAATGTTTTTCGCCGCGTTCACGTCAGCGTTCGTCTTATACGAGCATTTCTTGCAAATGAACACCGCTTGGCTCTCGCGGTTTTCTTTCGCCACATACCCGCATTGACTGCATGTCTGGCTTGTGTAGGCCGGGTTGACGAGTATCATGCCCACGCCGTCTGCAAGCTTGGTCTTGTATGCGAGCATGGAGGACAGTCGCCCCATGCTCGCCTGTCGGAGACTACGGTTGAGTCCACGTTTCGCCGCCTGACCATTGTGAAGGTATCTGCCTTCATGCAACGGGTCGGGAACAGGCTTGTTGCGTCGGCTCATGTTCGCTAATCGTAGGTTCTCCAACACAATCAAATCATTGTCACGCACGAGTTGGGTCGTGTATTTTTGGTACACGTCATCCAATATACGTTTGGATTTCGCATGCAGTTTTGTGATTTCCAGTCGGGTCTTCCAATATGCGCGGCTGGTTCTGCCACTATTCGCGTATTCTTTCTCACTGGAATATCCGGCTGTCTTGACCCTACGGGCTTGGCTTTTCTGACGCTTCTGGATTTCACGGTCGATGGCCTTCAACCTGTCTTTCGGCAAGTCCATGAATCGACCGTCGGAGTCGGCGGCGGCATGCGCGCATCCACGGTCGATGCCGATGGCCTTTCCGGTGGGCTTGCGTCTGATGGGGAGGGGAATGTTGTTGAATACTACGGTACGGTTCGTCCAATCCACTTGGATGGCCGTGTATTCGCGTATCGGCTGGCTGACGCGCACATGC